ATGTATCCATTCTTTGATGGTGTAAATGTAAGTAGATATTGTTTTCCAAAACTTCTTGAAATCTCTATGGAGTCTGGAGTTTTTGAAGTTGGAGAAACTGTTTCTGGTCAAGTTATACAGACAGGAATTTCTGAGGTTACGGTTGCACCACCATCAATAAGATTTAGAGTTGCACAATCAAATCACAAAGAAGGTCCTTTTAATATCCCTTCAAGAACATTTAGAGAAAATCCTTATACAAATACTCCACTTTCTGCAAGTTATTCTTCCACATCAACTATTTTAAATGTAGACACACTTGCTTTATCTGATCAGGCACAAGGTGAATATTTTGGATATGTAGAGAGAGGAATGCAATTAGTTGGACAAACAAGTGGTGCAAGAGCAACTATTACAGATGTAAGATTAATTCCAGATCTTTCTGCAACTTTAATTGGTAGTTTCTTTATAGAAGATCCAAATTCTGGTATTCACCCAAGATTTGAAACTGGAGAAAAAACTTTTAGACTTACTAGTGATTCACGAAACGAAGAATCTGTACCAACAACTTTTGCTAATGATGGATTTGTTTCTTCTGGAACACTAGAAACTGTACAAGAAAATATTGTTTCTGTTAGAAATGCAGAACTCACAACCGAAACATTTGAGCAACAAGATGGAACAAGAGAACGAACGGTTGATACTGAATTAGTATCTCAAGATATAACTACACGAAGGTGGACTGTTCCACCTCCACCACCACCACCGCCGCCGCCGCGTCCTGCACCGCCGCCGCGTCCTGCCGGGAGGGACCCTCTAGCACAAACATTTATTGTTCCCGATACTCTTGGTATTTTCTTAACGAGAGTTGATGTTTTCTTTACCCAAAAAGATAACAATGGTATTCCTGTTGTTGCACAATTGAGAACTGTTGAAAATGGAACACCAACTGGAAAAGTTCTTCCTTTTTCTGAAGTAGTTGTAGAACCAGATCAAATAACCACATCTGATGATGGATCATTAGGAACTGCAATTCAATTTAAAGCACCAGTATACTTAGAACCTCAAACAGAATATTGTGTAGTTTTACTTTCAGATTCAGTTAATTATAGAGTTGTAATTTCTAGAGTTGGTGAAACTGATCTTATTACTGATGAGTTTATTTCAAATCAAGAGTTGCTTGGATCCTTATTCAAATCTCAAAATGGATCTACTTGGGAACCAAGTCAGTGGGAAGACTTGAAATTTATCTTATATAGAGCAGACTTCTTAAATACAGGTTCTGTAGAACTTTATAACCCAACTCTCAGTGAAGGAAATGGACAAATTCCAACATTACTTCCAAATTCATTAACTTTACAATCAAGAAAAGAACGTCTTGGGTTAACTGCAACATTATCAGATTCTGGATATGTATTTGGAAATACTTTCTCACAACCATCTACAAATTCAACAGGAAATCTTGTTGGAGTTGCAGGAACTGCTGTAGGAAATCTAACAATATCAAATCCTGGAATAGGTTATACTCCATCTATTGGGTCTCTGACATTTTCCAACACAAATTTACTTACTGTTACCGGTAATGGTAGGGGTGCGACTGCTGATGTAACTATTTCCAGTGGAGTTGCTGTTGCTGCAACTATTGCAAATGGTGGATCTGGATATCAAGTTGGAGATGTTCTTGAAATATCTACAATAGGTTCTAATTCTATTGGAGATGGTGCAAGATTTACCGTAGCAGGTATTGGCGGAACAAGTGAAGTTGTTCTTGATAATATTCAAGGAGAATTTACTACTGGTGCAGGAAATACAATTTTCTACACAAATAGTTTAGGAGTGACAACAGAATTAAATTATTCTGCAGGTGGAAATGTTCTTATAGATTCTAAAACTATTGATAGTGATGGTCTTCATATTAAAGTCAATCACAAAAATCATGGAATGTACTTTAATGATAACTATGTTGAAATATCTGGAGTTCAACCAGATATTAAATCAACAAAGTTAACAACTTCTTATAGTGCAGATTCATCTGAACCATTCTCTGTTGAAAATGCAGGAGTATTTAGTACTTTTGAAGGTGTTGGAGTTGGTACAACAAATTCTGGTTATTTGTTGATTGGAGAAGAAGTTATACAATATACTTCTGTTTCTGGAAACACTATTGGAGGAAATATTGTAAGAGGTAATGTTTCATTTGATTATCCTGTAGGTACACCTGTTTACAAATATGAATTGGGTGGAGTTAATTTGAAGAGAATTAATAAGACTCATTACTTAAATGATGTTACAATAAATGACCCAATTAAATTTGATTCATATCATATTAAATTGGATATGTCCAACCTTGAACCAGATAATGACGATAGATCCGATAATGTTGGATATCCAAAATTATTTGTAAATCAAACCAAGTCTGCAGGAGGTTATCAAATTAAGGCTTCACAAAATATGCCTTTTGAGGTTCTTACGCCAAATGTACATTATATGACTGTTACTGGAACAAATATTACATCAGAGGTAAGAACAATTACTTCACAAAGTCTAACTGGACAAGAAGTTCCTTATCTTGATAATGGTTTTGAAGATGTATCTTTAAATGAAATTAATTATTTGGAAACTCCAAGATTAATTGCATCTAAAGTTAATGAGCAAAATCAACTTGGTTCAATCCCAAATAGTAAATCTCTTAATATGAGACTTCTGTTATCAACAACTGATACAAGAATATCTCCTGTTATTGATACTCAAAGAATAAGTGTTATTACAACATCAAATAGAGTTGATAATATAATTGCAGATTATGCAACAGATCAAAGAGTTAATTTGGTTGAAACTGATCCAACATCATGTCAGTATGTAACCAAAGAAATTGTTCTTGAAAATCCAGCAACTTCATTGAAGATGTTCATTGGCGCTCATATTAATGAGGATGCTGATATCAGAGCATTCTATGCTATTGGAAACAGTTCTAAATTTAGACCAATATTTATTCCTTTCCCCGGATATTCGAATCTGGATAATCAAGGAAATATTATATCACTTGAAAAGAACAATGGAGAATCTGATGTGTTTATTCCAAAGACAAATTCATATGAGTTTGTCACTGATGTAAATTCCTTTAGGGAACATGTGTTTACCGCAGACAATCTTCCTTCGTTCAGAAACTTTAGAATTAAATTTGTATTGACTTCAACAAATCAAGTATATGTTCCAAAAGTAAGAGATTTGAGGGTAATTGCACTTGCATAATATGGAAAATCAAAAAGTGAATGGGTATTCTAATCTTAAAAGAGATGGTGAGACAAACAGCATTATAAACACAAATGTTTCTGAATATAATCAATACATCTCTTTAAGAAAAAATAAACAACTAAAAAATAAAAAAATAGAAAATGAAATTGATGAAATGAAAAATGAAATAAGTGAAATTAAAATGCTATTAAAAGAACTATTAAAAAGTTCGTAGATACATCATTTTATAACCATAAATATCATTAGGAAAAAGTGTAATTAAATGGCACAACCTACAAGTAGATCAGAACTTATTAATTATTGTAAAAGGCAACTGGGAGCACCGGTGCTTGAAATTAATGTTGCAAGTGAGCAAATTGATGATCTTGTTGATGATGCCATTCAATATTTTCAAGAAAGACATTTTGATGGTGTTGGACAAGTATTTTTAAAATATCAATTAACTCAAGCAGATATTGATAGGGGGAGAGCACCAAATAATTCTACTGTAGGAATTGCAACTACAACTGCTACGGCAGATATCGTAGGTACTGCCACAACTTTTACATACCAAGAATCTAGTAATTTTTTACAGATACCTCCATCAATTATAGGTATTACAAAAATATATCATTTTGATGGAACTAATACTAGCACAAACAATATGTTTAGTGTTAAATATCAGTTATTTTTAAATGATATTTATTATTGGGGATCTACTGAAATTCTAACGTATGCGATGACAAAGACATACTTAGAAGATATTAATTTTTTATTGACAACAGAAAAGCAAATTAGATTTAATCAAAGGCAAGATAGATTATATTTGGATATTGACTGGGGAAGCGTCCGTGCAGGTGACTATATTATTATTGATTGTTATAGAGCATTAGACCCAAATGACTATGCAAGAGTTTGGAACGATTCTTTCCTTAAAAAGTATTTGACATCACTGATTAAAAAGCAATGGGGACAGAATCTTATAAAATTCCAAGGAGTAAAGCTCCCTGGTGGAATTGAATTGAATGGAAGACAGATATATGATGATGCACAAAAAGAGTTAGAAGACATTATGGAGAAAATGTCAAATACTTATGAACTTCCACCTCTTGATATGATTGGATAAAAATGTTAAATCCCTTTTTTCTGCAAGGATCCAAATCCGAACAAGGATTAATACAAGATTTAATCAACGAACAGTTGAGGATGTATGGTGTTGACGTACATTATCTTCCTAGAAAATATGTTACTGAAAAGACAGTATTAAAAGAGGTTATAGAATCGAAATTTGACAATGCATATCCAATAGAAGCATATGTAGAAACATTTGACGGATATGATGATAATACGACACTATTATCAAAATTTGGTATACAATCAACTCAAGAAATTACATTTACAATTTCAAAAGAAAGATTTGAAAATTATATTTCACCACTTATTAAAGAACAGGCAGATATAAAATTATCAACTAGACCAAAAGAGGGAGATTTAATTTATTTTCCTCTTGGGGATAGATTATTTGAAATTAAATTTGTTGAACATGAAAGACCATTTTATCAATTACAAGAAAATTATGTTTATCAATTGAAATGTGAACTCTTCAGATATGAAGATGAGATTATTGACACTGGAGTTGATGATATTGATGATGTATTAGTGGGTGGAGAGTCTGATGGTGAAACTGATGACGGATTATCAACTCTTGTCGGAAATATTCAAACACTAACATTAGTTGGAACAGGTATAACAGCAACAGCTACTGTTGGATTAGTTGGTAGTGGTATTAGACTTATAACTATCACAAATAGAGGTGCTGGTTATACTAGTACGCCACAGGTAGCAATATCATCAGCACCTGCTGGAGAAACAACAGGTATTGCAACTGCTTTAATGATTTCTGGCATTGTTGCATGTACAGATAATGTTGATCCAGGAGCACAGTCTGTACAAGAAGTACAAATTATAAATCCTGGTACAGGATACACAACTACACCAGGGGTAAGATTTATTGGTGGAGGTGGCGCAGGTGCAGCTGCTACAGCAACAATTGGAGATAATATAATTGGACCAATAACAGTAACTAATAATGGTGGTGGATATGTAACTGCACCATCTGTCACATTTACCGATGAAGTATTCTTGACAGGAGTATCAACTGTAGGTGCATCTGCAACTACAGTAATAAACAGTGCAGGAAATGTTACTGGGATTAGAATTACAAATGCTGGACTTGGATATAGCACAGCACCAACTATTGTGATTGGAGATCCATCTTTAGATTCTACAGGAACATTTATCTTTAATGAAGTTGTAACTGGGTCTGTAAGTGGAACTACCGCAAGAGTTAGAACATGGGATTCAGTCACTAACCAACTTGAAATAGCAACAGTTTCTGGAACATTCTTAGTTGGGGAATATCTTGTAGGATCAACTTCGGGTGCTTCAAGACAATTAAGAACGGTTGGAGCAGAACCAATTAGTGAAGGATTCTCAGATAATTCCAACATAGAAACTGAAGCAGATGCTATTTTAGATTTCTCTGAAACTAATCCTTTTGGGATACCATAAATAGTTCTTATTAGGATTAAATAAAATATTAAGGTCTCTTAGCAATGTTTGAGTATTTTTACAACGAAATCTTAAGAAGGACTGTTATTGCATTTGGCACCCTCTTCAATGATATCAATATTAAGCATACAGATTCTTCTGATTCTGTTGTAAGTGTTATTAAGGTCCCTCTGGCATATGGACCAACTCAAAAGTTTTTGGCAAGATTAAATCAATCGCCAGATTTAAATAAGTCAACTTCAATGACATTGCCAAGAATGTCATTTGAATTTACCGGATTGACTTATGATTCAACAAGAAAGGTAACTACCACTCAACAGTTTTGTGTGAAAGATCCTTCAGACGGATCGGAAGTTAAAAAAAGTTATATGCCTGTCCCATATAACATGCAATTTGAACTTAGTATTATGACTAAGTTGAATGATGATGCTTTGCAAATTGTTGAGCAAATTCTTCCATATTTTCAACCAGCATATACTTTATCAGTAGAATTAGTAGAATCAATAAAAGAAAAAAGAGATGTTCCTGTGGTTCTTGAAAATATAACCATGCAGGATGACTATGAAGGTGACTATACATCAAGAAGAGTTCTTTTATACACTTTACGATTTACTGTAAAAACATATCTGTTTGGACCAGTTTCCAGTGCAACCAAAGATATCGTCAAGAGTGCAAGAATTGGTTATTATTCTGGAGATACAAAGTCTACTACAAGAGATATTGTTTATACTGCAACTCCAAGGGCAATCAAAGACTATACGGGAGAAGTTGAAACTACCTTATCTGAGGACATAACAATATCGGATAATATAATTATTGTTGATGATGCAAGAAGATTGATTGCAAAAACTTATATTGATCTTGGAGGTGAAGAACTCTACATCAAGTCAATCAATGGCAATAAGTTATCTGTTAAGAGGGGCCAAGATGGTACACAAATAACATCACATCTTAGAGGAGAATCTATTAAAATTATTAATTCGGCAGATGATGCTTTAGTTGAGTCTGGTGACGATTTTGGATTTAATGGAGATATATCGTGAAGATGACGAAAAATTTTGATGAATTGAATGAAACATTTAATGTTGATAGTGAAATAGTATCTGAACCAACTTCTGTTGAAAAAATAGAAAAGATTAATTCGTCAGTTAATGATGTTAAAAAAGACTATGATTATACTAGAGGCAATCTTTATTCTATTATAGAAAAAGGTCAAGAGGCAATCAATGGTATTTTAGAATTGGCACAAGAGAGTGAGATGCCAAGAGCATATGAAGTTGCTGGACAGTTGATTAAGAATGTTGCTGATGCGACTGATAAGTTAATGGATTTGCAGAAAAAATTAAAAGACGTGGAAGAAGAAAAAGAAGCAAAAAGTCCAACTAATGTTACAAATGCTTTGTTTGTAGGATCTACTGCAGATTTAGCAAAATTACTAAAACAACAAAAGCAAGATAATAAATAGTTAAAAATATAAACCAAAAATGGCAGTAGCAGAAGTTAACAATTTGGTTATTGAGAAGGGAACGTATTTTGAAGTAACCTTTAATCTTTTTGATGCCGACAATTCTGCTTCATCTTTGCTTGGAATAACAACATCATATGCGACTATTAGGAAACATTCTTCCTCTACAATATTTGAAGATTTTACATATAATATTGTAGGTGAAACCGGAACTATTGAATTATCTTTAACTGAACAACAAACTTCAAATTTAGAGGCAGGTAGAAATTATTTTGATGTTATAATTTTCACGGAAGGAAAAAAGAAGAAATTTATTAAAGGAACTGCGATTGTAGAGGAGAGTTTCTCAGCATGACGTATAAAGTAACTGTTTCTTCGGGAAATAATTATAATGTAAAAGTTTCTGAAACTCAAAAATTAAAAGCAAATTTTGCATATAAGGTAGAATTCATGCCACAAAGATTAGACGAACTTCTTGATGTTGAAATTGAAGAAGTCAATGGGGAACAAAATAATTATGTTTTGGTTTATAATTCTACCACAGATACTTGGCAATCAGTGAACCCAGACGTTGTTCTTTCTGCAGCATCAACAGAACCTATTCAACCTGGATTGCCAGCAGATTTTATAGACCAAACGGAAGATCAAATAAATATTGATGGTGGATTTTTCTGATAAATAGACGTAGGAAAATAATTTAAGATAGGATGGGATTTCCTACTATTCAGTTTAAAAGGGGAGCATTTCTTGATGTACCTGATTTAAAAGCAGGTGAACCCGGTTTTACTACAGACAAATACGACCTCTTTATTGGTACTGATGAGTTATCATATACATCTAATCAATTTTATGGAAGCGGTAGATATTGGGAAAGAGAAGATGGTTCTACATCACTAAGATTTAATTTAGTAGATAAAGATGGAGTAAAAAGTTTAAGCTTTGCTTCACCAAATACATTATCTGGTTCTGGAACTTTTGTGTTTCCAGATACTACTGATGGGCAAGCAGGAGATTCTTTAAGAATTTCCAGTATTAATAGTGGGACTTATAATTTAGAATGGTCTGAACAAAATTTAAATTTTCAAGCAGATAGTGGTGGTTTATTATCTATTGATTTTGATAGTGAAATTTTAACATTTGCAGGAACTGCGAATCAAATTGAAACGGTTGGCCTTGAAAATACTGTAACTATTGGTCTTTCAAATAACGTTATTGTTGGAACTTCTTTAAGTTCTCCAACAATTAGAACTACAATAATAGAGAATTCAAACTCAACTCAAGCAGCAAGTATTGATAATATTGGTAATATTACAGCGGCAAGAGATTTAACCATTACAGGAAACTTATTTGTTAATGGGGATACAACTCAAGTTAATACCGAGACACTAACAGTTGAAGATACTATAATTGAACTTGGAATTATAGATGGTAATCCTCCAACAATTGATATAAACAAAGATCTAGGTATTCTATTTAATTGGTATGATACAGAACTTAGAAAAGCAGCAGTTTTTTGGGATGATAGCGTATCAAGAATTGCAATTGCACAGTCTGTAACTGAAGCCGAATCCATATTAGATGTTGCAACATATGCTCCGGTAGAAATTGGAGAATTGTGGATAAACGATACTGCTGGAGTGTCTCAAACTATTAGACATAATGGAATTGAAAGAATTTTAGAAAATATAACCATAGATGCTGGATCGTTCTAATAATACCAATAAATACTCACACTAATAATAGTATTTTTTTATGACCGAAGATGATTTGAAAGCAGTGATTGCAAAGTATCAACAAAAATCTTTCGAGTTGTTTAACACTAATATTGTATTAGAAACTCAGGTAGAAAAGTTGCAAGCAACTGTAAATTTTTTGTCTTCTGAAGTAGAAAAGTTAAACAAAAATAAAAAAGATACAAAATCTGCAGAAGACTTTGAATAATGGCAATTGAAATAAGATTTAATATACTATAAATATTACAGACCCTTATATAAGGGTTTTATGGTATATACCACCTATGCGAGGATTGAATGTCAAATCCTAATATCCGAATAAAACGTTCGTCTGTTCCCGGAAAGATACCAACGGTAGAACAATTGCCCTTGGGGGAACTTGGACTAAACACCTATGATGGTGAACTGTTTTCCCGTAGAGAAAGAACAGGTATTGGCACAGATGTCGTAAGACTTGGAGCCGGAGCAACAGTTACTAATGTAATATATGTCACACAAGATGGAAGCGACTCCAACACAGGAAAAAAACTTGGAGACGCAAAAAGAACAATTGGAGCGGCACTCACAGAGGCAACAACAGGATCAGTTATTAAAGTTAGTGCTGGATCTTATATAGAAAATAATCCATTATCGATACCGAAACAAGTCTCTATTGTTGGTGATAGTTTAAGAGAAGTATCAGTATCGCCACAGAATGCAGACCAAGATTTGTTTTATGTGTCTAATGGTAATTATATTGCTGAAATGTCATTTACTGGCACAATGGATGCTGGCAAAGCAATTGTAGCGTTTAATCCAGAAAAGGTTGGTTATTTTGACCAGTCACCATATATTCAGAATTGTACCAACTTTATCACAAATAGTATTGGATTAAAGATTGATGGTTCTGATGCTATCGGACCATTAAAATCTATGGTGCTTGATAGTTATACACAATATAACCAAAATGGAATAGGAGCATCAATTACGAATGAGGGGTATGCTCAATTAGTTTCCATGTTCACTATTTGTAATGATACTGCAATTTATTGTGGGTCTGGTGCAGCATGTGATTTAACAAACTCAAACTCATCATTCGGTAATTATGGATTAGTTGCTGATGGTGTTGGTCCATTAAAGTATACTGGAATTATAACACAAACTTCAACGATAGATGCAGATACATTTGTATTAGATTTAAATGTTCCCACATTAAACGTCATTGATGCATTACATGATAATACAACAGGATTAACAACAGTTACTGTTGATTCTAATCATAACTTTGATGTTGGGATGGGCATTAACCTTTCCGGACTTAAGTTTAATTGCGATTCTTTTGTAGGAACAACAGAATATAATGTTATTGCGGCAACTTATGACAATACCACTGGAATTCTGACAGTAACTACAGAATTAGATCACGATTTTACTGTTGGTCTTGCAGCAACATTTAGAAATTTAGTGTTTGAATGCGATTCTGGCGGTGGTCTTTCAACAGCATATTTTCCGCCAAGTCCGGGAGATGGCAATGGGGATTCAAATTATGTATTTGATGTTCTAACAGTCCCGACTTCGGACTCTTTTAGTGTAAACGTTGGCATTTCTACTATTGAACACACTTATATTGAAGGTGGTGTAGTTGGAATAAGCACATTATCAACTTTCCCAAGTGGAAAAAATGGCAATATTTTTGAAGTTTCTAAAATTATATCCCCAACATCATTTGAAGTATTTGTGGGTGTTTCTACTTTTGTACATACTTATAATAGCGAAGGAACGGCAAAGATTAATGTAGTAAGACCTTTCGATGGTCAGGTAGTTTATTTTGATGAATTATATTATACAATTGGAAGCGTGACTGTTGGTTCTGGTGGAACTGGATATACTGAAAACGCAACTATTTCTTTTGATAATCCAAGTGAATCTTGGGGAATTCCTGCTAGTGCTGTTGGTGAAGTTATTAATGGAAAGGTCGTTAATGTTGAAATGATTTCTAATGGTAGAGGTTATACAACTGCACCAACAGCAACATTTTCATCTCCTAATATTGGAATTAACACTGCAACAGGAACAGCAAATCTTGTTCCAACATATCATGTAATACAAAGCTCTACTCCAATATCATCTGGAATTTGTACTATAACCATTACAGATAATATTCCATACATTGTTGGGTTGGGTTCTACTGTTCCATTTTTTAAGCAAAGTAGAGTATTAGCATCAGGACATTCTGTTGAATATATTGGTAGTGGAGTAACAATTGCAACTGCACTTCCACAAAATGGTGGAGTTACAATTCAAGAAAATGAAACTGATAGTCGTAATGGTGGTCTAGTTGTTTATACCACAACAGACCAATCTGGTAATTTTAGAATTGGTGATGGTGTCCAGATTAATCAACAAACAGGAACAATTAGCGGAACATTTTATTCTAAGAGTTTGTTCTCTACAATAACACCATTCATACTCGCATTAGGAGATTAATAAAATGGCATTAGCACTTAA